GCGCCCTTGACGAGCTCAGCGATGAACGCCGTCTGGTCGTAATCCTCACCAACCGAATGAATCGTGAACCGCGGATGCTCAGTCACACGCGGACCAGTCACACGCTCCTGCGTCGGCGTGCCATCAGACGGGTGCAGGACGATATAAGGCGCGGTCACAACCTTGTCGCCATCCGGGTACGGGTAACGGGCAAGGGTTACGAATGTCTTCGTCTTGAGAGCCGGGATCGTCTCGAGGCGGGCTTTCAGGGCTTCGGTATGGCGCTTCATCCGAGGCCCGCCTTCTTCTCCGCGTCCTCTGCCGCCTTGGACAAGCCGCGCTCAAAGTCGGCTTCGTTCGCGTGGAGTGCGTTTGCGAGGTCATTGTGCGGGGCAAGCGATTTGGCTGGCGAGCCGAACTCTCTCAAGTTTCCAAGGCGACCCGCGGGGCGTTCCTTCGAATAACCGATCTCCGAAGTGATCGAAGAACCACCCAAACCGGCATCCACGGTTACCTCGTAATCGATCGCACCCGGGAGCGCCTTCCACTGCGATGCACCCGACTTCACCGCTTCCCGGGCATCCTTCTTGACGCGGCCCGACGTGACCTCCACAGCAGAACGAACGAACGGCCCAGCGTTCGCGGCGACCTCACCAAGATCAGCGGCAAGAGAGGTCAATTCTGAGAAGTCGAAGTCAGGCAAGGTCGCTCTTCAGTAGAACAGCCGCCACCCGGGACGCATCGTGCCCGTACTCGCGGACCAAGTGCTCATAGACGCCGCGCCGAATGTGCCCGACAAGACCGTTGGTGTCCTGCGCGCCGGTCACTCCCATGGCGTATTTCAGGGTCGTCTCCTGATCCGAGCCAACGATTCCAGCCTTGCTCAGAACCTCTCGAACTTGCTGCATGTCAGGCATCGTCACCACTCTCCTCCTGCGCCTTCTGCATCGCTGCGACGTACGCGCCGACTTGTACGGTCAGAGTCACCTTCATGCTGAAATCACCTCCACGGCGAACCGTCGAGCCGTCGCGAACGTCTGCGCCGCACCCGCCTTGATCGTCGCCCGCAAGCCCACCAGCGCCGCATCAAGCGGGTTGCCGGTGCACTCCCACACATCACCCTCACGGACGCTCTCGGAGCCCCCAACAGGCAAGGAAAGAATCGAATCCTGGGAAGTCAGCGACTGGCCGGCAGACTCCACGTCTGCCGCCTGCGTGTTGCCCTGCTTGAACCTGCACGGACCCTCATAGACGGTCTCGGACGTGTACACGTACTGGCCCGTGTTCGGATCCAAAGTGCGGCCACCATTGCGGGTGATACGGCCAGTGCTGGTCATCAACGATTCAGCCTCAGCGCGGAACCGCGGCAGGCTAACTGAAACCTCAGCGCCCAGACTCACAAGCCACCACCCTCGTAAATGGGCGTGCCGGCGATATCCACACCGCACGAGCAATACAGGCCGCCGAAGTTCAGCGCGCACCACGGCAGATGCGCCGAATCGGGGCCGATCATGTCGACCGAGAAAGCGCCCTGACTGGCCGCGACAAGCCCAAGCATCTTCCACCACTCATCAAGAATGGTGACGCGCCCCTTGCCAGACTGGTACGTGCGCGACGACGACGCATCATCGACCGAGATCGTGACCTGAGTTGCATCATCCGGCTTCTTGATGTGCGACACGACCGCTTCGCGCACCACGTAATCCCGCGCGATCGCAGACGGCTCAGCCGCGCCAAGTTCAGCGATCCGGTTATCGATGAGCATTTCCGCATCATCGATCCACATCTGCCACTGCTGCTCAGTGACAGAACCGGATACGGGGGCGGCCTGCCCAAGAGCAACCGCAAGCATGCTGGGGGTCACAGACATGACCGCCCCCTTTCCTTAGTGCGTCGTCCTACTTCTTCGACTTCGGCGCACGCTTCGGCTCGACCTGGGGTGCATCAGCAACCCACCCCTCACCGAAACGCGCATCCTTCGAGTCATCGACCGACACGACAACGCCGGTTGACTCATTGCGGAACTTAGACATTCGCGACGGCATCCTTGATGGTCGCGAAGCCGTCGAGGTCGAGAACGCCCCAGCCGTACACAACCTCGACACGCAGGGCAATCTGGTTGTTGCGCTTCAGGTCGCCCTGGCCGTCCGGGTCACCAAACTTGATCAGCTCGACGGGGACGCTCTTCTGGACACCCCAGCGGAACAGGTCCCACTGGCCGACGATCGCCTTCACGTTCGTGTCAGCGGACGCCTCGGGGAGACCCGAAACCGTGCTGGACGAGAACGCGTTCAGGCCCTCGAACGAGGAAACGTTCGCGCCGAAACCGAGCTCCGGGTACTTCTTGCGGCCGTCAGCGTAACGGCTGGTAGCAACCGTCCAGGCATAGGTCGGGTCGAAGGCGATGCCGTTCGGAATGTAGCCATCGGCGATGACCAGCCCAGCGGCCTGCTCGATCACGATGTCAGGGGTGTTCACGGTTTCGGTGGTGATCTCGACACTGTTGGTCGTGGTCCCGATCCGGTCGCCGGCAACGATCGACGCCGCAGCAGTCCCCGCAAGCGGGTTGATGCCGTGGAAGCCGCCGAGATCGAGCGCGCGAGCAAGAGCAAGACCGGCCTCATCCGCAAGGGTGGTCAGGATGCCGAGCTGGTAATCCTCGTCGGCCCACTGAACCTCTTCGTTGAACCGCTGGGTCACCTGGAACTTGTGCGGCGTGACAACCTTGGTGCCGAAGGTGGTGTTGGTGGAGCCCTTGGCTGCACCTTCGCCGACGAGCTCGGCGCGGGGCCGACCGGTGAGGGTCATGTGGGTGACTTCACCGAACTGCTGCGGCTCGGATCCCGACAGCGCGGCGATCGCGGACCCGGTGAGGCCCTTCTTGAACAGGCCATCGGCGATGTTCTTCGGGAGAGTGAGTCCCGAGGTGGCGAGAATTGCCATTAGTTTCTTCCTTGTCTGTTAGTCGCCAGAACCAAACAGGCCAGCGACGAACTCTGACTCGCTGTTGGGCTGCTTGGCCGGCGATTTGCCTTCGTTGGGGACGCGCAGCCCGTTGCTGCCCTGATCTCCCCGGAACTTGATGAGCGCATCTGCGAATGCGGCGAGGTCTTCTGCCGAGTTGCTGGCGGGACCAGCAATCAATGCGGCTGGGACGCCCCTATCCGCGGCGATCTCCGCCCGCGTTGCCTTCGCCTCGAGGTCCGCCGCACGCTTCTCAGCTTCGGCAAGACGCTCAGTGGCTTTCTGCTCCGCGGTCTTGTTTGCTTCCTCGATCTCAGCGAGGCGCTGTGCAGCGCCCTCGTTGGCCTTCGCCCGAGCGGCGTTCTCTTTCGAGCGCTGCTCATGCTTGCGAGCCTCTGCCTTCCAGTCGATTTCCTTGGCTTCGGACTCAACTTCGGCCTCGGATGGCTCATCTGCGGCGGGCTCAGTGATAGCGGATTCGCTCATTGCTTTACTCCCATGCGGGTTTCCCTCAGCCGTGCGGCTTCAGTGGATTTATCGGATATGCCCATGCGGGCGATGAACCCACCAAAACGGCGGGAGTTAGAGGCCGCCCCAAAGGCGGTGGTCCAGTTGACAGACATGCTCGTTGGTGCAGTGACCGTGTAGTATTGGAACATGACAGTGAATGTGTGCTCCGTGGATAAGTGCGACCGGCCAACAAGTGCGAATGGAATGTGCGGCGCGCATGCCGAGCGCGTGCGCCGAACCGGTGCCACGAGCGCCGACGTTCCGATTAGGTCACTGGCGCGGAAGCAGTGCGACGCGGAAGGCTGCAGGGAGTTCCGTTATGGCGGCGTCTACTGCGAGGCGCATTACACAAAGGCATTCCGCGACGGTTACCGAGTGAATGGGGTTGCCAACTCCTGCTCAGTTGATGAATGTGTGCGGCCCATACGCTCCCGCGGCTACTGCAACTCTCACTACAACTTGTGGCGACGCTATGGACAAACAACCCCGCCTGAGCGCCCAGCGCCAAGCCATAAGAAGCGCTCCCCGAAGCGGGGATACGTCCTGGTCAAAGCGCCGGGGCACCCAATGGCAATGGTTACCGGATATGCCCTAGAACACCGGTTTGTCATGTCTAACCACCTCGGGAGGCCGCTGCTGCCAACCGAGAATGTGCACCACGTAAATGGAGTACGAGACGATAACCGAATCGAAAACCTCGAATTGTGGAGCACGTGGCAACCCGCAGGACAGCGCATAGATCAGAAGATCGATTGGGCCGTCGAGTTCCTGCGCACTTACGCGCCGGACCGGCTAGTAGTAAGCGCTTAGGTAGTCCCTGAGCGCTGCTTGCTGCTTCGGGGTGCGCTTGCGCTGGCTGGCAACATATTGCATCGCCGATGCAGTCTCGCCCGTGTCGTTCGTGCTGAACACTGGCTGGGCTCCACAGTTGCAGTGCGGATGCGCAGCGAAACGAGCAGTTTCCTGACGGTATACCGCGCCTCGGTCAGCCAGCATCCGGCACAGAGCACAGCCACCGTTAGTGACCCGCCGCCAACCCACGGCCTCCGGGTCGCGCTTCCGGTTCGTCGTGATCGTGTCCCGGTAAGCGCGCGCAACCTCAAGCTGCACAACCTCCGCAAGCCGCTCATCGACCGACGTCGCCACTTCCGTAAACCAGGGGGCGGAAGCCCACGCGACAGCCGTTCGGATCTTCACCGTGCGATCAGGCACCACCAGCACGGGCGTGAACGGCGTGTGAACCTGAGCCCGCGCACGCTCCTCCTCGTAGAAGTCAGCGGCCAAAGCAGACGACCCGTCCGCATACATGCCAATGATGTCCGGCACGCCCTCGAGCATTGCCGCCCGCCGCAGCTCCGGTGGACCCGAAACCGCAGCCGCCAGCGCAACCGCAGTGGCCACAGCTTGGCGGGTGACGAGCTGCAACGCGCGGCGTGACTCACGCGCCGTTGGCATTGACCTGCGGCGTCAGAGCGGCAATCACAGCCCGCCCAGCGGCGCGCTGCTTATCCGCCATCGCCCGCTTGATCTGCTGGTCATCCAGCCCCAGCAACTCGAGCCCCACTTCAGTCTCCGCGAGCCACGGCACAGCGCCGATCTGCTTAGCGCCAGCATCAGCAGCGGCCGCCTTCGACAAGTACAGAGGCGAGCGCCACTTGGTGCCGATGCTCGCCAGCTCAGCCGGGACAGCTTTCAGGCCGTTCTGAATAGCAAGGGCACGGGCGACAGAACGACGAACCGAAATCGACCAGTCATCCGTAGCGCCCTCAGCCTCGGCAATCAGGTTGTCGCGGCCGGCGATGTACGAGCCCTCACTAGTCGGGTTCGCCATATCCGTCAGCGCGAAATCAGCATCAGGAAGATCCGTCTCACGAGCAGACAACTTCGCCAGCGCGTTCAGATCCGACAGGTGCGCCTCAGGGGAAGTCGCATCGAACTGCTTCACGTCCGCGCGCACATTAGTGGACTCGTTGGGGTCAGCGTCCGGGATACCGAACACGCGCCCAAGCGCAACCTGCCAAGACGCTTTAGGTGAACCGTCAGCGTTCTTGAAAATGTCCTCGCTGGCCCCCAAAAGGATCATCTTCGGGATCGTGTAAATGTCCATGTGCGCCTCAAGGCGAACGAGAGCGCGTAGTGCCGCGTCCTGGTAACCCATCAGCGGGCGCGTAATCCTCGACTTACCCATCCGGCGAGACGATCGCGGCTGATACACCAAAGGATCAGCGGGGACGCCGAACGTGTGCGACTGCTTATCAACCGACCAGCCGCTTGAATCCTTCTCGGCAGTGATCGTGAGGCCGTCAAGGTACAGAACAAAGCCTGTGATCTTGTCCTCGTCACGGGCCGTAACCGACAGAAGGTTGTCGAGCGAGCGACGACGGTTATTCCAATCGCCCGTAGCATTCAGCGCATCCTTAGCGTGCACCAAGGCGGCAGGCTCACCAGCCGACGTATCGCCGGCAGTCGTGATGAGATACGAGACGCCATGAATGAGCGAATCCTTCAGCCCGGCAGCAATCTCCGAATAAAGAAAGTTGCTATCAGCGAGCTCCGACATGCCTAGCGAATCAAGATCGCCGCCAGTCCAAAACATCTGCTCCAAGTGGCAGCGACGAGCTAGCCCATCAACACCCTTAGCAGCCCAACCCAACGCAAGACCAAGCCGCGCGTACTGCGGCGGAATGACCGTGCCAACCTGCCGGATTGCCCGCCTGCCGTCGTAGTACGACGACCGCAAAAAGTTGCGCTCAGACTTCGCCTCCAACTGCGCCACAAGATGATCCAGGGTCGATTTTTCATCCGCTGAGAGAAAAGGGACGCGCAAAGACTCGCTCACAGAACCACCGCCGTCCTTGTACTCGTGCGCCTCGACGGGCGCAATACGTTGTCGTTCTGAGCGCCCCAAAGGGCAAGAGTTTCCGCAACCACCGGGGTGATATCCGACGCTGCGTCCTTGCGGTTCCACGCCCAACCACCGGCCAGCGGACGCTTCCGCGCCACGGACAAAGCCACATTCGTTTGCGGCTGGTCGGTGTGCCGTAGAGAGCCGTCAATAACTGAGTCGTAGAACTTCGCGCAGGCGATCGCCATGTCCCGCCCTTCCGACGCAGCAAGAGTCACCAAAATGTCGGTTCCGATGAGGTAATTGCGGTCACGTCGCTTCTCAACCAGGCCCGACATTTCATCAACGACCACCGCATGCAGCCGGTTCTTAGACGCACGCTCCTTCACCCACGGAATGACCCAATCGACACCCTTGCGCTGCTCATCAAGCTCCACATGCCAACGCCCGTCGGGACGCTGACCAGACAGAGCAACAGCAGCCACAGAACGATCCGGGGGAACATCAATCGCCAGGGTTAGGCGGTCAATCGCCATCGACGCCGGATCCGCAATGTCATTCCATGCGTCCTCGTCAATGACCCGGTGAACGGAATCGGCATCCCAGATACCCATTCCCTCGCGAAGAAACGAGTCCTCAGACAAGTTCTTCCGCATCCGCTGGATAGCCTCAACGGGCGTCCTATGGGGGAACGACGGATTGGCCTTCGCCTGCTGCGCCAAGTCATCGGGCGATGCGTCACGGTCTGCACTGAACTCGATATAGAGCCCGTCAGCGACGCCAGAACCTGCAGCAATGGCCTCGTCACGCATCCGGCCAAATACCTCGCCCGGGTCAATCGGGCGGGGAGGCGTTCCCGTGAACAATGCCAGCGCGTTAGGTGCTGCGTTCATCGCCGGCAGCATGTCGTCTAGCGCGCGCTCGGTAAGAATCTGGGCCTCGTCAAAGACCTCAATATCGACCTTCGCGAAACCACGACCAAAGCCGGTCTCTCGAGCGCCGAACATGATGCGCGAACCGTTACGAA